ATGAATATTAATGGGACCTTTTGGTCGTGTTTTGATTTAATAATAAAGCCTATCTTGTTCTTGAGTGCTACACTCACTTCTCTGCTTGCTATTGGTTTAATCCCCACAAAGAAGGCATGCATGTCATTCGCAGATCAATTTACTGCCTTTGGGGAAAAGTCGAGGGCAATCACGTCTATTGCCTCATGTTGGAAAGTTTTGAAGGATTTAGCAACCAGTTTTTCAGAAAAAGTTATGAGCTGGATTGTTAATCTCAGAGGGATACCCAAGGAAGAAGAAGTTTTGATGGTGCAACTTGCAGGATTCAATGTAACAGAATGGGTTACTGAGTTGGATGAGATGTCATTGGAAGAAAATAAATACAAGGATGTCAACTCAGTAGAACATAGAGATCAAGTGCGCCATCTATTTGACAAAGCTCAGGCTCTCAAGAAAGTCATGATGACTAAGGCATTCCCTTCAAGTTTTACAAGTATAGTCAACCTGGGAATCAAGAAAGCCACAGATCTATTAAATGAGAGTCATACTTCAAAAGGTCTTGGGGAATTCAGAGTTGACCCCATCCACGTTTGTTTTTATGGGGATCCAGGAGTTGGAAAGTCTGCAATCCTATACAAAGCAATGAATGATGTATTAGATTGCCTAGACTATCCCAAGGTTGACAGAGAGTACTCACGCTCCTCAGCAGATCAATATTGGAGCAGATACTACAATCAAAGCGCTGTCATAATGGATGATCTAGGAGCTCTGATAGGATCAGGAGACAGGACAGATGTAGGTGAGTTAATTGGATTGAAATCAAATCAGCCTATGTCCTTGAATATGGCATCTGTGGAAGAGAAAGGGAGAATGTTCACTTCAGACTTCATCTTCAGTACCACAAATACTCCCTATTTAGATGATCAATCCAATGTCAGATGCAAAGAAGCATTCCATAGGAGACGGGATATTCTGGTCAAGGTCACAAGGGACCCCATGATACCGAAGAACAGCCAGAATCCCCAGCAAGGGTTACTTTTCACAGTGATGGATAGCAAAGAGAATAATGCAGTCAAGACAAATTGGGACGAGCATTTCTTTAATGAGAGAGAGGGATTCATAATAAGGAACTGGACATATGATAGATTCATTCCCTTTCTGTGTGCTTATACCAAACTGTACCTAACCAATCAACACACTCTAGTGGCAACTCTTAAAAATAGGGAGGAAAAGCCTTTGGAAGTGGGTCAGCTAAAGATGGAGTTGGATCAGTACATAGATAGAATGGAATCCAACACTGATAAACCTGCTCCTCAAATTCTTGACCAAATCATGTTTGGCAATTTCTCTGCTAAAGTCTCTGGAGAACCTCAGATGGTTAAGATGCCCAATCCTGAATTGGTATGTGACATTACCACCATTCATGCAGAGTATAGAAAGTTAAAACTTAGAGCTAAAGATTTAGCATTAATATTAGATGAGTTCTTTAAATTTTATTCTGAAAAATTAGTTAGTGCAGGTAAGTCATGTGAATTAGATGCAGTTCTTAATAATTTGTGCGAGTGCTCTAGAGAGCAATGTACTGTAGGGTGTGACTTAAGTTTATTTAGAGATAGAGTGATAGCTGAAGGGGGAACACCAAAAGCAGCCAATTATGCTCTCCACATGGAAAAAGGGAAAATTCTATTTGAGTTTGGAACTGCTTGTCATCAAAACAAAGAAG